CAAAATAGCCAAAATGCTACGTCTGTATGATGTCGAATATCGATTCCTTTCGGCTATGGCTGGGCATGCCACGATTCGATCTTTAGAGAGATCAGTAGCTCCAAAAAATAGCGGTTTTGACTTTTATATGGGCCCCTCTGCCAATCAACTTAAGGTTACCTTGAGCATAGTTAGGAATTGTTTGGAGCAGTGTCTGATTAATTTAAAGATTATATTGGGCGAGTGAAAATGCCTGGTTGGATAGTTTTTTGTCGGTGTAGATATCTCGTAGGCATATTAAATGTGTCAACTACCATTCTCCGGATAATCTAGGGGGGAGTCGGCGCCATGATGGTTTATCATTTTTGCAATGAGCGATACGGGCTGCAAAATCTCGAAATGTCCCGATTGAAAGTTGCGACTGTAATGGATCTAAATGACCCGTTTGAAATGATGTGTCTCACTTCAGAGGAGCCAAAAATCAGAGAGAGTCTGCGATTTTTAAAAAGGCGTGTAGCGGATGTTTATGGCATGCTGTGTTTTAGTAAGGCCTACGCCAGTCCTGTTCAATGGGCGCATTACGGCGACAGGCACAGAGGGTTATGTTTGGCTTTTGAAATCGACGATGAATACCTTCATTTTGTTGAGTATTTGTCCGAGCGAATTGTATTTGACGCTGAGGAATACCTTGGAAAGTCCAAGGCGCAGCAGTCTGAATTCATGCAGCGGCAGCTGCGAATTAAGCATTTAGAGTGGTCTTATGAACAAGAAGTGAGAAAAATATTTTTATTAGATCAGGCTGAGGTTTCTGGAGGTTTGTATTTTATGCCCTTCGCAGCTATCGGGAAGCTGCGTCGAGTAATTGTTGGCTGCAACTCATTACTTGAGAGGTCGAAGCTCTCCGCCGTATTGGAAGGTCATAATCATGAAGTCGAAGTATTCAAAGTCAGGCCTGCTTTTAGAGGCTACGAGATCGTGAGAAATCGGAACGACAGTCTTTGGGACTGAATATTTCTCAGTTAAGCTGCCAGTCGTTTGTAGAGTTCAATGAGGTCTGAAGCGTTGGCTGCAACCAGCGCCCGGGCTTCGTCTTTGCAGACGCTGTTGCCCAGTAGCTTCACCTGGTTGGCTCCTGAAATTTCTTTCCAGTACAGCTGGCCTGTTTCCTCATTGAGGAAAAGCCCGCGGTCGATGATGTAGTCAGCGCGGAAGCCTTGGGCGCGCTTCAGTTCGTGCGGCTTTAGCATGCGAAGTGTGATGTCGACCATCACGTAGTCACCGACCATCACGACGTCGGCATGCTCGGTGAAGTGCTGCGGCAGGTATTTGCGCATGAACGCGGCACACTTGCGGGCGCCGGCCAATTCCTCATCCGTCAGGGTATGGGTTTGCAACTGCACGACCTGCACCACGGCCATGCGATCCTTCGACGGGATGGTATGCATCGGCTCCCGCATGGATACGCCCTCTTTTTCGGCGCCGTAGTACTTGACCAGATAGGCCGTGACCAGTCGCTGGTTGGAGCCCTTGCCTAGGATCGTCGAGAACGGATCGACTGCGCGGCGGCCATCGCCGTTGTAAAAACCGCCGTTCGCTTGCTCAAGGTGGGCTGACGCTATGGCGTGGTGCCCGCCGCTCTGGGTGATGCAGCCGACCGGTTTGGCCATTGGGGCACCGACGCAACCGCTGCGCAGGGTGACTAGGTTGGCCGTGATCAGCGCGAAGTGTCCGCCCTTCACTTGGGCAACTTGCGTCCTAAGCGGCTCCTCGGCGTCGAAGGTTCGCTGTGTTGAGCCATTGGCGTGCTCTGTCAGGCAGCCGGCCACGGCCATTATTGGCTGCACCAGACCGTGGTGGGTGCCGCCCCCACTGATCGTCGAAACCGGATCGGCGACGCTGTGGGTGCTGGTGTGCGACTTCGAGGTGCCCCGCAACGGGACAATGAATGGATCGTTGCTGGCCAGGGTGTGACGCCACAGGCCTTTGGCGATCCGATTCATGGTGTTCTCCACCAGAGCACCGTCGCGGAAGATCGTGCGCCCCTGCAGCTCCCAGTCGATGCACTTGGCGGCAGACCGCCAGGCTTTCTGACCCTTGCCCGGGTTCTTGTGGTGCGTCGGTGCCGGCCAGACGATGGGCTTGCCATCGCGCCGGGCGATGCCGTACAGGCGCTTGCGGATCGTTGGCGCGCCCTGATCGGCCGCGACGCGCACCTGGTGCTCGAAGTTGTAGCGAAGGCCGCGCACCAGTGCTTCCTTAGGTACGTGCTCGCCGATCTCGGCCAAGATCTCAGGCAGGTCTGGGTGATCCTCTGGTATGCCGTTGCCCAGCACGTTCACGAAGGCCTGGAACGTCCGGCCTTTCTCGGCCTTCATCGGACGACCCTCGTCGTCGAGCGGACCCCAGTCGGCGAACTCCTCAACGTTTTCGAGGAAGATCAGGCGCGGGCGCGTCTGGTATGCCCACCGGATGATTACCCATGCCAGCCCGCGAATCTTGCGATCGCGCGGCTTTCCTCCTTTCGCCTTGCTGTGGTGGCGGCAGTCGGGCGAAGCCCACAGGATGCCGACCGGCTGGCCCTTGGTAGCCAGGATAGGGTCGACCTCGAAAACATCCGCCACGTAGTGTTCGGTTTGTGGGTGATTTGCGCGGTGCACAGCTAAGGCGATTGGGTTGTGGTTTACCGCCACATCCGGTTCGCGATACGCCTCGGCGATGCCGCGGCTGGCGCCGCCGCCGCCGGCGAAGAGATCGACAACCAGCTCCTTTTCGAAGGGCAGGGCGAGGGAGGTCATACAGGTCATGTTGTGGTCCTTGCGTGCAGGCGCCGCCCTCGCCGGGGTGGCGTGATTCGTGGAAGTGGACTATTGGTGTTTTGCCCGGCATGGGGCCGGATCAGGAGCGACACATGCTTGCGCACGACATCGATTCGGATCTTGTTAGTGAGTTTTACGAGTACATCCAAGATGCGGATGTACGCGAAGCATTTATCTACCTCGCTGGAGCGTTCACCTGTTTTCGCTCAGTCGAGTGGACCGTTAAAAATCAGGGAGAGGTTCGGTCCTTTCGCATTTATCAAAATGGGAAACGGTATTTTTCATTCATGCCTTCCCAAAAGAAGCTTAATTTCCATTTTCGTCCTCCCGTGCTCAAAGACGGGATCTATCGAAAAGATGAAATCAGGAAGCTCTTTGCGAGCTTCGACGACAAATCGCATACGGATGATGAGCATTGGGCAATCGCAATCCTAAACATCGAAGACGCTCGACGGCTGGTGCATGCACTCGCTTTGAGGTGATTAGCGTGGGCCCAGTCTCTCTCCGGGGAGGCGTTATCGTTGAGTAGGGGAAGATCCTGGCGGGCAGCGCTGAGAGGTCTTTGCGATGCTGGTCGAGGTTTGCTATAACGCCCGACCACTTCAAAGGAATGAGCATATGTCCCACAAAGCATTGGTTTTCTTCTCTGCCGCCGCATTCTCTGCAGTGGTTCTGGCGGGCTGCAAAGAAGACGCCGTCGACACGGCAGCCTATGAGCCGACTAGCGAACACTGTCAGCCCAACTACCTGAAAACGCTTCCAGACAACAAGGCCCGCGAAGCCCTGGTCGAGAAGTGCATGACCGGTGGCTCGTATAAGAAGTCAGAGCCGAAGACCTGGTAACGTCCGGTCTTCGTCAGTCAGCGCCGCCTCATCAGGCGGCGTTTTCGTATGTGGGGAAGGCGCTGGCGTGCAGCGTTGCTGTTGTTATGCTTCGCCGCTTACCAAACAGGGAGAGTGGTAATGCAGTTTCGTGAAAGACTTCGGGCGTTCCAGCTATGGTTTAACCCGAAGCGCAGACGGTGGGCTGGTGTGACCCTGATCGCGCTTGGGGTGGTTGGGATGTTTCTCAACCCGCAAAGCCGGTGGACCTTGGTGCTAGGAACTGGAATCTACTGGTTCTTCACGGCTTTGCCGCCTGTCCTCGGCGGCAGGCGCTGAGGCGCTGGCGGGCAGCGCAGGAGGGTTAGGCCGGATCGGCGAGAGGCAGCGACACCTGGGCCTGATCGACGGCACCGGCAGGGCGAACAGTGTTGAACCCTGTCTCAACCGCCGCCAGGTTTTCGATCCAGTGACTTTCCCGCTGGGTGATGTAGGTCGCTCGATTGGTGCAATCTGCCGGGTAGGAGATCACCTCGAGCACGGAGAATTCCCAGTCGGTAATGTCGGAGCCGCCCAGGGCCGCGTGGAATTTACAGCTGGTTGGGTTGCTCAGGTGTTGCCACCACCGCAGCGTGAATGGCTGCGTGGTCTGGCCGACGTAGACGCGGCCGCTGGACTTCTGGCGCACCTGGTAGATCACGGGCGGCGACCGACCCTCGCTAGCCAGACGGAACTCCGAAAGGTCGCGGAACTTGGCCGCCGCCTGGCACGCCTCAGTGCAGTAGTCGTGGCTTTGCGTTTCGGTGTGCGGGTCGTTGTATCTGTCGATCAATTTGAAGACGGTGCCGCACTCCTTGCATGGCCTGTTTTCGAAGCGACCCAGCAGGTAGGTGTCGTCCTCGTCGATCGGCTGGATGTGCAGTAGATACTCGTGCGCCTCCATGTCCTTAGGAAGTACCCGCGACGGGAACTGGCGTTCGTATTGATCCCCGACCACGGCTTTCGCCGCCTTGCGGTCGGGCGCCTCAACCATGCCGCTGAACACTGGCGGCCAGGCCCATCCTGCCTCTCCATGTGCGCTGGTGGCCGGGCGGCGCCCCTTGATCTGGTAGTAGAACTTGGCCATGGCTTTCTCCATGCATGCGCCGCCCTCCGTGCTGGTGGCGGCATGGTGGCAATTTGGTTTCGGATGATTTACAAAGAAGTCTTCGAACAAGGACAGCATAAGGAAATTGTATTGGACATCGTTCCCGATCCCGAAAACTTTGCAAGCTATCTAACAGCCCTTCAAACGGATTGGAAAAAGGGCCATCTGAATTTCTTCGAGGTTGCAGCAGGCTGGAAGCGTCTCTGCAAAGACTACTTTGACGGCTTCATTTCGATCGAAAAGCTGGAAGGGCAAAATGTTCTCGCTGGAGAGGCTCTGGGAAAGAAGTTCACTGTGGAATTATTTCCAGTAGTGAAGCGGAAAACGTGTTACGGCCAGGCGGTAGTGACCGTTCTTTTCCAGGATGGTACAACAGCGGAGGCAACCAGGTTTTTGGTTAATCGTGACGCTCACATTGTGGACGAGGAGGGTAAGACCGTTCTTGATCCTGACAGCGGAAAAGGATCGGCGAGCATGCTCACGTCTATTGCAAGAGCAGTGCTAGAGCTCCCGAAGCCGCCAAGACCTACTCATTTCTCGCCTAAATAGATCTGCTTAACTTCTTCTTTCGCTTTGAAATTTTGCAGCTTCCGCGCCACGGTTGGTGACACCGTGATTTCGTGGCGCGGAGGCTCCAGCAGCGGCAGCACGCCGCCCGGTCCCAGCCCATGCAGGTGATGAATCATCAACGTCATCGCCTCGCCCTGTTCCTCTATCCCGGCCCACTCCATCAGCTCCAGCAGGGCCTGTTTAGTCCCTGGTCGAACCTTCAAACGCAGGTCTTCTTCCTGCAGGCGCTCGGCCTTCTCGCGCCGTCGTTTGTCGCGCTCTTGCGATGTCATCGCCATACGGCGCCTCCTTCAATCCGCTTGGCGGGATGTGTATGTGCAGCTGACGGCGACGCTGCTGCGTGAGCTTCTGGATGCGTCTCATGGGTGGCACACCTCAATGGGCGTTTTCTTCGTCGAGCCAGACGGCATGACCACCAGTAGACGCTTGTTTCCTCGGTATACGCCCCAAGGCTGACCAGTGGATCTGGCCATGGCCGTCGCGTACTTCACGGCGGGCACAGGCTGAGACATGGTTGCGAACATGGGCTATCCCCGATTCCGCTGGAGCGGGAAGTCAATGACGAACTCGGCAAGGATGCGCGCGAACCTGCAGTTACCGATGCCCAGCTCCAAAGTCACGCCCCACCGGGACATGCCAGCATCACGCAGGGCGATGATCTTGTCGGCGAGGTCACTATCTCCCTGGCTCAGTTCGGCCTTTACCTTCTCCGGCCTGGCCGGCTTCGGCGGGCTGAAGAACCTGAATCCTCCCCGCGCCGCTACGCCCCAGAGAGAGGTCTTGGTTTCGCCCAGGAGCTTTGCGACCTCACCACAGGTCATGGTCTTAGCGAGCTCTTCTACCTGAGCTGTGCGTGCCTTGGCGCGGCTTTTACGCTCGCCGCCGCGCTCCTGCTTGGCTGGTTTGACCCGCTTCGGCTTCGGCTCAGGGTGATGGCGCTGGCGGAAGGGCACGTACTGGAACCCCTCCAGCACAATGATCCGGCCGCCAGACGAGAAGAAGGCCGCTTTGGCGGCCTCCAGGTCGATTGATGGGTTCATGCTGACCTCACTTGATGCGGATTGAGCTCTCGCCGCGCTCCAAATGCGCCCAGGCTGGCTCAGGTATCAGTTCGTGTTCGCAGTCTTCGCCGGCGGCCATGCGCTTGCGGACGGCTTCGTTGTGCTCGCTATCGGCCTTGAGCTTTGCGGCGATGGCGTTCTTGTCCGGCGCGATCTTGGTCTGCACTGATGTCAGGTCGTCCGGCACCGCCTGCTCGTTGTCGACGATCACCTTTTCCTTGCCGGCGACCAGGCTGATGGTGAACAGCGGGCGCTTGATCGACTTGATGTTGGCTGCATCCATATTGCGTCGCAGGTAGTCGGTGATCGCCGTGACGCTATTGGCCTTGATGCGCTTTAGCTCGCTCAGGCGGTCGATTTCGGCGTCGATGGCGCCGATATCGCCCTCGATGTTCCGGCGCAGCATGACGATGTTGTCGGCCTTCACTTCAAACTCGCCCTGGATCCCGGCCATGGTGTCCAGGATGGCCTGCTTCAGGCCTTCGTCGTCGGTGTCACACATGGCGGCCAGTTCGGCCAGCTCAGCCCGCGACACTGGAATGCGCTGGTGGCGAAGTACAGCACGCACAAGGGGCGCAAGATCGATTCAATTGGGCGCCTCGTTGCCATCGTGCCAACCCCGGCGCCGAAGCGCTTCACCCAGCAGGCCGTGCTGGTCTGGGCGGTTCCGCAGCAAACGAAGGGGATTCAGCGCAAGGTGCCTCAATTCAAGGCGCCCGAACCACGCGAGAACGAGGAGAAAGGGCAGTGGGACTGGCGCAACAATGCTGCCGCTGCTGCGGCTGAGCGGGCCAACAAGCACGCACGTGCCATAGCCGAGGTGAAGCCTGGTGAGATGATCGTCTTGGCCGATTCGAACTACGACATGACCAACTGGGATTCCCAAGGCCTGACCGAGCGCACTTATCAGCGTTGGAACAAGGCGATCAAGGGGACTTTGGAGGAGATGGTCAACGAGGCGCTGGTTGAGGCGCAGCATATGTTGGAGGCGGTCGGGGTGCTGTCCGGCGAGGCTGCTTGAAAGAGGCCCTCTAAGGGACTTGCAATATCATGTCGCTGTGTCGTAAATTTGCCCCATACTGTCATCCCTGCGCGTGTTGAGGAGTGACCTCGAAGGCCCCGCCAGAGAAATCTGCCGGGGCTTTGTCGGCTTTGGCTTAGGAGGAATTATGTCCAGAGCACAACGCCGACACGATACGCGCCGAATCAAGGCTCGCTTCTACCTGAAGCAGCGGGCTCATGAATCTTGGGTAACCAATGAACGCAATGCCGGGCTGTTTGCCAACCATGGCAAGGTCTGTTCT